GAGCCGGACAGGTCGTTGTTGAAGTGGAGCGTGCCGCCCTGCCAGTAGAGGCGGACCAGCTCGTCGTCGGCGCCGTGGATCTGGCCGACGACGACCTTGCCCTGGCCGTCGCGGACGGTGGCGCTGTCGACCTCGAGGGTCGCCGACATCGAGCCGCCGGTGCTCAGGTCCCAGGACGCCAGCGCCGTGCCGTTCATCTCGCGCAGCTCCGAGCGGGCGTAGCTGGAGCCGCTCGTGGTGGCGCCGTCGGCCGGCGCGTAGAACACCATGGCGCCGTCGGGGCCGGTGTGGAACCAGGTCGACTGGTAGCCTGCGAGGTTCTTCACCTCCACGGCGGTGCCGGACGTGCCGCCGGACGCGTCGACCGGCAGGGTGATCTTCCAGTTGGAAAGGTCGAAGTTGTAGCTCGGGGCCACTCCCGGGTTGAGAGCCATGCCGTCTCCTCTGTTAGGACTTCCAACAGAATGCACCGCTTTGGCTGCATGTCAATCCTCTAAATACGCCATGCCGACAGTCACCAACAAGAACTTCTTCTCGCCGATCCAGGCCGAGTTCACCGTGAGGAAGCTCCCGAACGTGAACTTCTTCTGCCAGCGGGTCAACATCCCGGGGCTGTCCGGCCGCTCGGTCAACCAGCCGACGCCGTTCTCCAACATCAGGCTGTCGGGCGACCACCTCGACTACCACGAGCTGGAGGTCACGTTCAAGATCGACGAGAACCTGACGAACTACCTCGAGGTCTCGGAGTGGATCATCCGGAACAACTACCCCAACGACTACGAGCAGTACCGCCGCCACAAGTCGAACATGGTCTGGGACCAGGAGAAGGTCACCAGCGACGGCAGCGTGATCTTCCTGAACAGCAAGTCGATCCCGAAGCTGGAGTGCGTGGTCCAGAACCTCTTCCCGGTCGCCCTGTCGGACATCGTGGTCGACACCACCCTGCAGGACGTGGACTACCTGACCGCGACCGTCAGGTTCGCGTACACGACCTACAGCATCAGCGTCCTCAGTTGACAGGCGGCCCCGGACGGCGCATAATCTAGCGCATGCCAACTCTCGAAGAAGTCCAGAAGATGTGGGAGGAAGACTCCCAGATCGACCGAAGCCAGCTCGGCCCCGAGGCCCTGCGCGGGCCCCAGCTGCACTCGAAGTACTACAAGATGTACTCGCAGGCGCGCATGAAGCTGAAGCGCGAGAGCGCCGAGCTGAAGAAGTTCGCGCACAAGAAGTTCATCTTCTACAGCCAGGGGCCGACCCAGGAGACGCAGGCTCTGGGCTGGAAGCTGCCGCCGTGCGGCAAGATCCTCAAGGGCGAGGCGAGGGAGTACGTCGACTGCGACGACGAGGTCGTGCGGTTCACGCTGGCGGTCGCCGAGGTGCAGGAGCTGGTCGACTACCTGGAGAGCGTCGTCAAGGCCCTGAAGGACCGCGGCTTCGCGATCAGGAACGCCATCGATTGGGAAAAGTTCCTCAATGGACAGTGACGAGGAGTGGGACGAGCAGCAGCGTGACTTCACCCCGCGCGAGCTGGCGCTGTTGCTGGTCCTCGAGGTCATGTGCCGCGTCCGCAAGGAGATGGGCGAAGAGCTCACCACGGACGACGTTGTCCGTGGCCTGCGAATGGTGATGGAGAAGGTCCAGTGATCCTGCAGCTCAACCCGCCGATCTGGCTCCACACCGTCAAGGGCGAGGCGCTCGCCCACTTCCTGATCGACTACGGCCCGGAGGACCACCTGTACTGGGTGTGCTTCGTCACGGAGACCGGGGAGATCTGGACGCTGGACAACACGCAGGTCCGCGCCGACAAGAACATCACCCTCGGCCGCACGGCCCGGCACGACTTCAACAAGAAGCCCGGCGGTTAATCCGCCGGGCTCTCTTCTACGCATATTATGCAGTCTCGCATCTCAACGTCCGCCAGCTCACCCTTGGCGGTGAAGACCCAGACCTGGAAGATCTTGTGTCCGTAACAGAGCGGACAGATCTTAGTTCGGGCGCTTCTTCGCGATGAACTCTTCGACTTCAGCACGGAGCTCTTCTTCTGGCTTGTCTTTGTGCGCGTCGTAGACGGCGATGAGCTGGAGGGAGCAGAGCGGGCCGCACTCCCAGCCGATCTCTTCGAGACGGTCGCAGTAGCCCCACGGACCGGTGTTCTCCGTGCCCTCGTACTCTTTCCACTCGAGGGACCAGAGCTTGTTCCAGCGGTCTTTCACTATCGCCAGCTCTTCTTCAGAGAACGCCATCTTGTCGACGCGCAGGTCCGCCACGGTCTCGGGGTCGTCGTCGAGGTGCCAGAGGAGACCGGCCTTCGCCATGCCCTCCATCCACTTCTTGGCGCCGGCCTCGTCCGTGAAGTCGTTCTCCAGAATCACGGCTCGTATGCCAATGGGTCTATCCATAATGTTTCTCCATTCACGTGATGCTCACCCGCATCACGCGATTCATTATACTCTGATTCGACTGTGAAATAAACCCTACCCGGTGAAACTCGATGAGAGATCGGCCGCGAACTGCGTCGACAGGACCTTGACGTTGGCGAAGTCGTCCATCGACAGGCGGACATCCGTGATGAAGGTGACGATCACGCTGCGGTTGTCGCCGGGGACCCCGACCACCGACAACACGGTCACGCCGTACGTGGCGCCCTTGTTCGCGTTCCACCCGGCGACGTCGAAGGTCTTCAGCCTCGCCGTCCCGGTGTACTGCATCTGGTAGACGTAGTTGGACATGGCCTACTTAGGCCAAAAAGAAGCCCGGGGAAACCCGGGCTCCGTTGGTCAGCGGCTGCGCTTCTCTATGTCCCCGACCAGCCGCTCCATCCTAGAGATCCGCGGCTCCAGCGCCGCCAGGCGGGCCGTCGAGTCCTTGTTCATCTGGATCGCCCTCTCCAGGTCCTTCTGCGACTCGAGGACCCGCTTCACCGCCTCGGCCACGTCCTTCTGGAGCAGGCCGAAGTCCGCCAGCATCTTGGTGACGTCCTCGCTCTTCGCCGGGCCGAAGTTCTCGTCGCGGAGCGTCTCGACCCACTTCCTGGGCACGCCGAGCTCGGTGGCGACCTTCTGGTCGTCCCACCCGGCGTCGTAGCCGCGGTCCTCGTCGATGTAGACCTCCTCGATCTTCGCGATGATCAGACGCCGGTCTGTGCGGGTCATCTCGCGCTTGTCCTCGGGGGACGTCACCAGCACCAAGTCAGTTCTTGGCTTCATCGTCACTTCTCCGTTGGCGGTGTCTGCCACCGCCTCGCAGACCAGGGACTCCGCCTGGTCGATCTTCTTCAGCTCTTCAACCTCGGCGGCAGTGGCCTTGCCCGCCCGCTGCTTCGCCGTCTTCTTGAAGAACTCCACGCACGTCTTACAGTAGTCCGTCGCACACGATCGGCCGACCTGCCATCCCTTCTGCTTGAACTTCTTCGGAAGGATCTGCGTGGCAGTCTTCTCGCCCCACTCGCCCATTATGTGCTCCTCGCTCGGACAACCCGTCCGGGCGCACTTGATGTAGTAAACGGAACGACCCGCCACACGGTCGAACTTCTTCTCCCATACACGGATAGTCACATTCGTCACCTCATGATATAAACCCCCGACATCTTGAATTATATCACACCGCCGAAAAATGTCAATGTTTTTTTCCCAAATCGAGCGGTCTCCCGGAGGTGTGGCTAAGTACTACCCGTGAACGAGATCGCAGTCCGCGCCGTCAACTCCGTCTGGGACCAGTACCACGTCGAGCCGTCCGTGGCCCAGGAGCTGTCCGAGCACTTCTCATACGCGCTCCCCGGCGCGCAGCACTCGCCCGCCTTCAAGAAGGGCCGGTGGGACGGGCGCAAGAAGCTGTACAACCTCAGGTACAACCTCTTGCCCGGCGGCCTGCGCGACGCCGCCAGGGCGTGGGCCGAGAAGAGCGGCTACCGCTTCCGCGAGATGGACCCCTGGCCGAGAGACAACAGCGCGACCCAGGACGATGTGCGGCGACTGCTCGACGAGGTCGGCGTCCCGGCGAAGTACGAGCGCCGCGAGCACCAGCTGAGGACGATCGTCAGCGCGGTGAACAACCACCGCCGCCTGTTCCTGTCCCCGACCAGCTCCGGCAAGTCCATGGCGATATACGGGGTCATCCGGTGGCACCAGGTACCGACGCTCGTCCTCGTGCCGACCCTGGGCCTCCTGAAGCAACTTCCCGCCGACTTCATAGACTACGGATGCCCGCCGTCGGCGATCCACGTTGCCACGACCAAGGACCCCAACCCGGGCCAGGCCAAGGTCGTCGTCAGCACGTGGCAGACCGCCGTCAAGCAGGACGAGGACTGGTTCGGGCGCTTCCGCATGGTCATCGGCGACGAGGCCCACCTCTTCAAGGCCGACAGCCTCCAGGAGATCATGGGCAAGCTCGTGGACTGCCCGCTGCGCTTCGGCTTCACCGGCACCCTCGACGGCAGCAAGACCAACGAGATGGTCCTGCGCGGCGCCTTCGGCCCGGTCGAGAAGATCATCTCCACGATGGAGCTGGTGGCCCTCGGGTACGTCGCGCGGCCCAAGGTCACGATCGTCCGCCTCAAGCACCCCGACCACGCGCGGCAGGAGCTGCACGGCCACTTCGTCCAGATCAAGCGCGACGCGCGCAAAGAGAAGAAGCCGGCCGGCGGCAGGATGTTCGCCCACGAGATCGAGACGCTGGCCAGGTGCGAGAGGCGCAACCAGTTCATCGCCAGGCTGGCGGCCAGGCTGGAGGGGACGACGCTCGTCCTGTTCCACCGCGAGGAGCACGGCCTCGAGCTGCTCCAGTCGCTGAGGCTGCACACCCAGCGACCGGTCCACTTCATCAACGGCGGCGTGGACGCGCTGGACCGCGAGGAGATCAGGCAGATCATCATCCGCTCGCAGCTGGACCCGATCCTGCTGGCGAGCACCGGGACGTCGTCCACGGGAATAAATATCCCGAACATCCGCAACGTGGTCTTCGCCTCCCCGTGGAAGTCGAGGATCGTGAACCTCCAGTCCATCGGCCGCGGCCTCAGGCTCGCCGAGGGGAAGGACCAGTGCGAGGTGTTCGACCTGGCCGACGACTTCACCTGGCGGGCCAGCGAGAACTACACTCTCGGGCACCTGGTGGAGAGGGTCAAGATCTACGCCGAGGAGGGGTTCGACTACGAGTCCGTCCCGGTCGACCTGAACTACTAGGAGAAGAACGCGTGAAGACGTTCAAGAACCTGTTCGAGCTGTCGAACGAGCCTTGGTCCCCGACGAAGACCAAGGAGCCGACCGGTGGCGGTAAGCCTCCGAAACCCCCGCGCGAGAAGGGTGGCGGGGACGGCCGTCCCGAGAGACCGAACCAGAACCACCGCACGCTGTCGGTCAAGAAGAATTGGTCGGCCGAAGGTAAGCACAGCTACACCATCCTCGAGGACCACGGCAAAACGTCCGAGAGCGACAGGTTCAGACCCCACCGCGAGGCGACGCACGTGGTCCACTACGACCCGGAGGCGAAGGGCAAACCGCTCCGCATGCACGGCCTGTTCAGGATCGACAAGGCGAACAGGACCACGAAGTACGTTGGCCATATCTATCATAGCCAACTGCGCGGAAGTCCCGACCACATCTAAGGAGTAACCCATGGCGGACGTCTACTACGTTAAGCTGGTGACTGGCGAGCAGCTCCTGACCGGCGTCTACGTCAAGAACGACAAGGACACCGTCCTCGACAACCCCCTGGAGCTGACGTTCAACGAGACCGAGGACGGCCGCAGCTACATCTACCTGAGCCGGTACACGCCGTTCGCAGCGGTCCCCATGATCACCGTGAGGAACGAGCACGTCCTCCACATGGAGAGGGCGATGTCCGAGGCGGAGACCTACTACGAGAGGTCGCTCCGTTACTGCAACGCCAAGACCGACAAGTCGTTCCACGCTGGGGTGGTGAACGCCAACGACTACGTCCTCCAACTGGTCGAGGACGCGGAGCGTCCTGCTGGCGCGGAGCGCCAGCCCGATGACATGATAGACCACGACGACATGGCCAGCCTGGTCGAGGACATCGTCGGCGGGTCGTCCAAGAAGACGCTCCACTAAACTCGCATATATATTCATATACTTGCGCGTTCCGCGCAAGGCTCGCTCGGCGCTTCGCGCCTCGCTCGCTGGTTCAGTTTTGGATCAGCGAGTTTTTTTCCGTTGACATGTATCTCGTCATCGGTTACCTTGCTTGATCGTCCTCGCCCGCTCACCGTCATTTACTTGGCAGAGCCAATGTGGACCCTTTCCTATATGATGTCAACTGCGCAAGTTGTCACAGCCGGCTCTTCGGCGCCGCGTGTGACCGGCACATCACATAGGAGGCCCGATGGCCCGCCACAAAGAATGGTACTACGCGCTCATGCGACGCGCCATCGGTCGTCCGTGGCAGCCGGGCATGGAACGTCATCACATAGTTCCCAGGTGCTTCGGTGGGGAGGACGCCCTGTTTAACGTCGTCAACCTCACGCCGCGAGAGCACCTCGTCGCCCACAAGCTCCTTGCTAGGTTTGAGGAAGGCAAGGCCAAGCGTCTCATGCAGCACGCCTTGATGCGGCTGACGTTCCATAACCCGAATTGGCCGTCTTGGCGATATGCTGAGGCTAGGGAAGCTGCTCGGCAAGCGAGGCTCGGTGTCAAGGCTTCTAACGAGACACGAGCCAAGCAGAGGGCAGCGAAGCTCGGCGGTAAACATACCGAGGAGCACAAGGCGAAAATTGCCGAGGCTAATAGACGTCGCGAACACACTTGGGGAGACAAGATCTCTGCCGCCAAGCAAGCCAAGAAGGAACAGTGTCCGCACTGCTTGAGGATGATCGCGGGTAGAGCAAACATGGCGAAGCATCTCGCCGCTCATGCTAACCCCAACCCACGTGCGCAACGGAAGCTTCGTCGTGAAGCCCGTCGCTATTCTCAAGGAGTGTGACAAATTGCCTCGCCACTATGTGAATAATCGAGCGCTCCTCGAGTGCATCGTCGAGTACCGCAAGAAGCTGCAGCACGCCAAGGAGATCCGTGCCAACCGGATGCCGCCGATGCCCAGGTACGCCGGGGAGTGCCTCCAGCTGATCTGCGAGAGGATGAGCACCCGGCCCAACTTCGGTGGCTACTCCTACCGCGAGGACATGGTGATGGAGGCGGTGCTCAACTGCGTCCAGGCCTTCGACAACTTCAACCCCGAGAAGAGCAACAACCCGTTCGGGTACTTCTCCAGGATCGCCTGGCGGGCGATGCTCCGCACGATCTGGGAGGAGCGCAAGCAGTCGTACGTCAAGCACAAGAACTACCAGCGCCTCTACGTGACCGACGACCACTACGAGGGCCACGAGGACTACACCGACAGCCACTCCGGCGTCGGCAGCCCGGGGGCCTCGTCGTCCGCGCTCGGCCACAACATCTCCGACGAGGTGGTCGGCAAGTTCGAGGAGAGCCTGGCCAAGAAGAAGCGCGCGGCCAAGGGCGAGAAGGAGCCGGTGGTCGTCAGGGTCGACCACGGCAGCAACACGATCTTCGACTTCGTCGACGAGTAGGGAGGAAGACATGGAGAGACAGCCGATACCGCCGCAGCTCGAGTACCTGGTCAAGCAGCTCGCTGACCGCACCCAGAGCCCGCAGTACCGCGAAAACGTCGCAAACAGGCTTGAAGATGTCGCGAGTGCGTTAATGGAAGCAGTAGCCAAGTTCAGAGGACAGCAGTGGCAAAAGAAGAAGAGAACTGCGTGAGGGACATCGCCGCCGAGTTCGTCGAGGCGTGGACCTGGTACACAACGGCCCCGACCGACGAGGAGCGGGCCGATGCCAAGAAGGTGCTGGAGGCGCTGCAGACGGCGTTCCCGCTCGACGTGATGCGGACGGTCAAGGCCCTGCGCGGAGAGATGGTTGACAGAGCCTGAGAACGACAACCGGCCCGAGCACACGAGGGACCTGGGCATGGTGTACGCCGGCCTGGTCTGCCTCCTGATGGAGCAGAGCCGCAACGGCTACCCCGAGACCGACCTCGCCGCCACGCTCAAGAAGATCGAGGCGTTCGAGCTCCTGTTTCCCGAAGTCGCAGCGTGGTTCCAGAAACAGTGAAGGTAGCCATCATCGCGGACACGCACCTCGGCGTGCGCAACGACAACAAGCGGTGGCTGGACAACCAGTGCCGCTTCTTCGACGAGGTGTTCTTCCCCGAGCTTGCCCGGCGCGGGGTCAAGGCGATCGTCCACCTGGGGGACCTGGTGGACCGCCGCAAGTACGTCCAGTACCAGACCGCCAACGTCCTGCGCCGGCACTATCTCGAGCCGGCGTCGGAGTACGAGCACTACGTCATCGTGGGGAACCACGACATCGCGCTGCGCGACAGCCTCGCGGTCAACGCGCTCAGGGAGCTCGGCGTCGATAACTACGCCAACATCTACGAGCGCTCCGCGAACGTCCGTCTCGGGAGCCTGACGACCTTCATGCTCCCGTGGCTCACCGCGACGAACGTCGAGGAGGAGCTGCGGATGATCGAGGGCACGAACGCCGAGGTATGCTTCGCGCACCTCGAGCTGGCGGGCTTCGAGCACTACAAGGGCCAGGTCGCGCAGAAGGGCATGAGCCGCAAGGTCTTCGAGCGGTTCGACCGGGTCTACACCGGCCACTTCCACGAGCCGTCGTCCCAGGGCAACGTCACGTACGTCGGCGCGCCCTACGAGATGACCTGGGCCGACGCCGGCTGCCAGCGCGGCTTCACGATCCTCGACACCGAGACCAGGGAGACGGAGTTCGTGCCGAACCCGTTGACCTTGTACGCCAAGCTGCAGTACACTGACGACGCTGCCTACCCCGAGTGGGAGTGGTACCGGGACAAGATCGTCCGGGTCAATGTCGCCCAGCGGGAGAACAACGTGCGCTTCGACAAGTGGATGCAGGAGCTCGACGGCGTCGGCGCCGACATCACGGTCATCGAGGACCGGCTGTCGGTCACGTCCCTGGACGAGGTGGCCCAGATCAAGGCGGGCGACACGCTGCAGACGATGGAGCAGTACGTCAATGAGACCTTCATCGGCGAGGACGCCGACAGGGCCGACCTACTCGGCATCCTCAGCGAGACCTACCGGGACGCGCTGGAGAAGATGCAGTGACCTGGTTCGACAAGGCGTGCATCCTCGGCACGGGTATCATCATGGGCTACCTCGTAACCAGTTGGGTGATACTAAGCTTTGCAGCTAAAAGCAGTACGGTTTCAAAACTTCAGGACGTTCGGCAACGAGCTGGCGGAGATAAGGCTCGACGGTAGCCCGACGACGCTGGTCATCGGGACCAACGGCGCCGGCAAGACGAGCTCCCTACTGGAGAGCGTCTGCTTCGGGCTGTTCGGCCAGCCGTTCAACCCGAAGATCAACAAGGGCCAGCTGGTCAACTCGATCACGAAGAAGGGGCTCCTCGTCGAGCTGGACGTCTCCTCTGGCGGCCGGGACTGGACGATCCGCCGCGGCATCAAGCCGAACTTCCTCGAGGTCCTGGAGCAGCACGGGCCAGGCGAGACGACCGTGGTCCCGGCGCCCGCGGACGTGCGCGACTTCCAGGAGTGGATCGAGAAGAACATCCTGCGGATGAACGTCCACACGTTCCGCCAGATCGTCGTCCTCGGCAAGGACACCCACGTCCCGTTCATGCGGCTGCCGGCGGCGAACCGCCGCGCGGTGGTCGAGGACATCCTCGACATCCAGGTCTTCACCGTGATGAACCAAGTGCTCAAGGAGAAGACCGACAAGCTCAAGGCTGAGCTGGTCAACGCCGAGCAGAACCTCAAGATGGCCGTGAGGGTCCTAGAGCTCGAGAGGGAGAAGGCCGCCGAGCGCCAGCAGGACGTGGACTCCCAGGTGGAGCTGAAGCTGCTCCACCGCAAGGAGCACGAGACGAAGCGCGAACGCGCCAAGCGCGTCTTCGAGGAGACCAACGAGTCGGCGAGGGCCCTCGCCGGCCAGCTGACCGAGCTGGACGAGGTCGAGCAGCAGATCGACGGCGCGAACCGCGTCAGGGACCAGCTGACGACCAAGCTGCAGGAGGCCAACCGCAAGAAGAGGTTCTTCTCCGACCACTCTAACTGCCCGACGTGCTCGCAGAGCATCGGCGAGGGCTTCAGGAACCAGTGCATCGACATCGAGCTGGACCGCGAGCACAAGATCAGCGGCCGGCTCTCTATCCTCGAGGAGAAGGCCGCCGAGCTACAGGCGAGGCGGACGGAGCTGGTGGTGCTCAGTCGGGAGCTCAGCGCCATGAACAAGCGCGCGCTCGATGCCGCGAACCAAATCAGCCTCTCTACCTCGTTCATCGAGGAGATCGACCGCGAGGTCGAGGCCCTGCGCCGGCAGAAGGGCGGCGAGAGGACCGAGGACCGCGTCCAGTCTGCCGAGGAGGACGTCAGGTTCTGGGACGGCTGCGTCGCCGGTATCCAGCGGCAGCTCCGGCTGTCGGCCGCGGCGGCGAAGATGCTCAAGGACGACGGCATCAAGGCAGCGACGATCCGCGACTACATCCCCGAGATGAACCGCCAGATAAACCACTACCTGGGGGAGCTGGACCTGTTCGTGGACTTCCACCTGGACGAGAACTTCAACGAGTTCATCCGCTCCCGCTACCGGGACGAGTTCAGCTACGAGATGTTCTCGGCCGGCGAGAAGCTCCGCATCGACCTGGCGATCCTGTTCGCCTGGAGGGCGATCGCCAAGATGCGGACCGGCGCCACGATCAACCTCCTGGTGTTCGACGAGATCCTGGACTCGTCGCTGGACGACCAGGGGATCGATGACTTCCTCAAGGTCGTGAACGGGTTGACAGGCAGCCAGAACGTGTTCATTATCTCGCACAAGAGAGAGCAACTCTCCGACAAGTTCCCGCACACGCTCCGCTTCACCAAGCGGAACAACTTCTCTAAACTGGAGGTACTAAACTGAAAGCGCCACAGCTATTGGTCCTGGTCGCGTTCTGGCTGGTCTGCGCCGTCCTCGGCTTCATGTGGACGATCGTCCTGCCGACGACCGGCCTGCTCTACTGGATGGGGTTCATCTGATGACGACCGAGGTAGAGGCCGGCGAGGCCGCCACCATCGAGCCGGTGAGGCTGGTCTCCTGGGACGACCCGGTGCTGCTGGCCCCGGCGCCGAAGTTCGACACCTCGGTCTCCGAGGCGATCGAGCTCGAGGACCGGCTGCTGCGCGGCCTCGCTGAGCAGGGCGGCCTCGGACTGTCCGCGTGCCAGATCGGCGTCAGCGTCCGGGCGTTCGCCCTGAAGACCAACCCGGCCGCGGTGATGTTCAACCCCCGCATCGTCGACCGGACCTCCGAGGACGACGAGATGGAGGAGGGCTGCCTCTCCTTCCCCGGGCTGGTAGTGAGGGTCCCGCGCGCCAAGGCGATCAAGGTCCGCTTCCTGACCAGCGATGGCCAGACGCAGAACGAGAAGTACCACGGCATGACCGCGAGGATCATCCAGCACGAGCTGGACCACCTCAACGGCCGCGTGTTCTTCGACCACCTCGGCCGCACCGGCCTGGAGCTGGCCGTGAGGCGCGCCGCGAAGTACGGGTATAACTACCCCGTCGGCAAGCTGTGGATGATCGCCAAGAAGTCACTGGAGAACGCAAGAGATTGACCTACGACCGTGACGCGGTTCGTAATGCATTCAAGGACATCGGCGCCAACCTGATCAAGGCTACGCTGGACATCAAGGACAACAGCGCGTGGGTCGAGGACATCGCCCACATGCACCAGCACTACGGGGTGAACGAGGTCGTCGACAAGTTCGACCCCGCGAAGCTGCGGGCGCTGCTGGAGTTCCGCCTGCGCTTCCTCGGCGAGGAGCTGACCGAGATGGAGGAGGCGATCGAGGAGGGCAACCCCGAGGAGATCGTCGACGCCCTGATCGACCTCTGCGTGGTGGCCATCGGCACGCTCGACCTCTTCCGGGTCGACGCGAAGCAGGCGTGGGACCGTGTTCATCACGCGAACATGGCGAAGGAGGTCGGCATCAAGGAGAGCCGGCCGAACCCGCTCGGGTTGCCGGACCTCGTCAAGCCGCAGGGCTGGGTCGCGCCGTGGCACGGCGATAACCATGGTCTGCTGGCGAAGGCGTTCGATGCCGGCGAGGCCGAGTAACTTCCAGGTCGAGATAGTGGCGAAGAGGCTCTGCCGCGAGGCGGGCCTCGACCCAGACGAGAAGTCGTGGCACGCCTACGGCGACGACTTCACGGCCTGGGACTGGGAGAGGAAGTGGACGTCGAACACCGCCATCTCTGCTGAGCCCGTGCTGAGCCCCAACTGGCGGCTCTACCGCGCACGGGCCGCGCAGGAGATCGTGAGGTTCGACCAGCCAGTCAGGTACGACGAGACGGTCGTGCCGTTCAGGAGACCGAAGTAGTGGTGGAGATAATCAGGAAGGGCGAGCTGCCCCAGGAGAAATGGTACGAGTACACCTGCCAGAACTGCCACACGCGGTTCAAGTTCAGGCAGAAGGAGGCCAAGCTGCACGACGACCAACGCGAGGGGTCGTGGTGGTCGATCAACTGCCCACTGAGCGGCTGCAACCAGGCGTGCAACATCGCGAGGCTGCAGCCGTACCAGGAGCCGAAGCGCGACCTAAACCACGACCTGAACCGCGACATGAACGGTGGGTGGTACCCTGGCCGCTAACCCGAAGGGTGCCGCCCACGTCCAGAGGAAGACGGCGGCCGACGACCAGGACTACTACCCGACGCAGCCGTGGGTCACCCGCGCGCTCTTCGAGCACGTGCTCCAGGGCCGGACGATCCGGTCGGTCTGGGAGCCGGCCTGCGGTGGTGGCCACATGGCCGAGGTGATCCGCGAGTACAACGTCCCGACGCTCTACGTCACGGACAAGTACGACTACGGGTACGGCCAGGTCCACGACTTCCTCGACGCCCCGCGGCCGAACATCCAGGTCGACTGGATCATCACGAACCCCCCGTACGCCAACCAGCGGGCCGAGAGGTTCGCGATCCAGGCGATGACCCATCCAGGCGTGATCGGCGTGGCGATGCTGTGCCGGAACAACTGGCTCGAGGGCGGCGGCCGCTACAACCGGCTGTTCAAGAGGTTCCCGCCGAGCCAAGTGGCGATCCTGTGCGACCGGGTCGGCTTCTGCAGGGGGACTTGCGAGGTTGGCAAGAGCGGCATGCTGCCGTATAGCTGGTTCATCTGGGACCTGACGGACCCGGGCATGAACCGCATCTCCTGGGTCCCGCCGAAGACCCGGGACCTCCTGACCAGGGAGGACGACGCGGAGAGGTTCAACCGACCACTAGTGGAGAGGAAATAGATGGGACGCTGGGACAACACACGCTGTGATGTATCCGAGTTGGAGGGCAAGACCCTCGTGTCCGTGAAGCGCGACGAGAATGCCGACGGCAACGACGCCCTGGTATTCCTCACGGCTGACAACGTGGTATACCAGATGTCGCACTACCAGGACTGCTGCGAGGGTGTCAACCTCAGCGAGATCCACGGCGACTTCGAGGACCTGATTGGCAGCCCGATCCTCCACGCGAGCGAGCGCAGCAACGGCAACGAGACTGAGTGGGGCCACGAGACCTGGACGTTTTACGTGCTGCGGACCATCAAGGGCACGGTGACGCTCCGCTGGCACGGGTCGTCGAACGGTTACTACGGCGAGGGCGTGGATTTCGAGAGGGTGGCGGGTTGAAGCAGTACCACGACTTCCTCCGGCACATCTACCTCAACGGCGCGAGGAAGGAGGACCGCACCGGGACCGGCACTTTCTCCGTGTTCGGCTACCAGATGCGCTTCGACCTGCAGTGGGGCTTCCCCCTGGTGACGACCAAGAAGGTGTACACCCGCGGCATCATCCACGAGCTGCTGTGGTTCCTCAGGGGCGACACGAACGTCAAGTACCTGCAGGACAACAACGTTCACATCTGGGACGAGTGGGCCGACGCCAACGGCGACCTCGGCCCGGTATACGGCAAGCAGTGGCGCTCGTGGACCGGCGCCAAGGAAGAGGAATACCATTATGGCGAAGACGGGGAATTCACCGACGTTCGGCTCCGTAAAGTCGTCGTCGACCAGATCAAGTGGGTCATCGACGAGATCAGGCGTAATCCGGACAGCCGTCGTCTCATTGTTTCTGCTTGGAACCCTGTCGATCTTCCTGATATGGCTCTCGCTCCATGTCATTGCCTTTTTCAATTCTACGTCTCCAATAATCGTCTCTCCTGTCAGCTGTACCAGCGATCTGCGGACGCCTTCCTGGGAGTACCGTTCAACATCGCTAGCTACGCGCTGCTCACCCACATGATCGCCCACGTCACGGGGCTGCAGGTCGGCGAGTTCGTCCACACGTTCGGCGACGCCCATATCTACATGAACCACGTCGACCAGGTCGTCGAGCAGCTGTCGCGCAAGCCGTACCACCCGCCGACGCTCTGGCTCAACCCGGACGTCAAGGACATCGACGCCTTCACCATCGAGGACATCCGCATCGACGGATACATCAGCGACTCGCCGATCCCGGCGCCGGTCGCAGTATAGGAGCAGAGTTGCTAAAGAGCCACCGGCTCCTCGGGCAGGGTTCCGAGGAGCAAGCTCGTTATGCCAAGGTCATCCTGCGGGACCACGTCGTCAGGAAGACCCCCGACATGCTGGCGGAGATCGCCATCATGGCCGAGAACATCTACAACTGCCCGAGGCGCCGCGGCGACCGCACCCTCGAGCAGGTGTACCGGTCCAGCAAGAAGTCGGTCATGGACCGCGCCCTGTGCGAGGTCGCCGGCTTCCGCTGGAACTCCAGCGACTTCGATGTGACCGATCCCGAGACGTACTACTACGACGCCGAGGATACCCAGCGGGGCTGCCGCTTCGAGGTCAAGTCGCTCAAGGAGAAGTGGCTGTCGTGGAAGGGCCGGAAGCCGATGGCGACCTTCCTGAAGCACAAGGACGACATCGACTACCTCGTCGGCGGCAAGCTCTGGGAGAGCGAGGACGATTTCCGGGTCAGCTTCATGCTGTTGGCGCGAGCAAAGTCGTTTGATAAATTCATCGCTCCGTCCGACTGGGGCGGCCACTACTACAACCACATCATCGCCGGAAGATCGGGACAAGCCATCTACAGAGAGGACTTTTAAGTGAGCAACGATACCTGGGAGTTGATCGTGTGGGCCATGCAGGCGGTCCGCGACGAGCTGATCTGCAGCAGCGACAAGTCGTCCATCACGGCGGCGCCGAACATGGACAAGGTCGACGCGCTGGTCGCGTTCATGACCATCGACACCGAGCGCAAGCAGGCGGCGTGGTCACTGACCGACGGGTGGAACACGATGAAGCGCCTCGAGCAGGCCAAGGACATCTATGATACCCTGATCGCGAAAGTGGAGGCTGCATGAGGAAGATTTTCTACATCGACGTGGGCGACATGCCGCAGGCGAAGGCCGAGGCGCACGTCAAGGCGTTAATGTCGCAGTACAAGGACAACGGCGGCGACTTCTGGTTCGCGCGCAAGAGCGGCGGCACCAGCGTCGAGTTCATGCCCGACGAGGACCAGGAGATCCGCCGCGAGTCCCTGAACTACGCGATGCAAATCGTGGGCCCGGCGAGCACTAGCGCACTTTTCGCCGAGGCCAAGAAGATCGAGGCTTACATCAGGGAAGGCAAGACCGAGTGAACGAAGAGCGCGAGAGCGTAAAGGTTCTGCTGGAGGCAGCGGAGCTTCAAAAACGCAAGAGCATGGATTATCAGAACTCCAACAGCACGGTCGTGCAGGCGGACTACTACCCCAACGGCGTCTCGACGATCCAGGACATCATCTGGGCGAAGATCCTCCGCGCGCGGTCCCTGATCGAGGGCGGCCAGGCCGCGAACTTCGAGAGCCTGGAGGACACGTACAAGGACCTGATCAACTACGCGTCCTTCGCGGTGGCGTACCTCCGCGGCAAGGTGCCGGGGCAGGACCCGAACCGCGACGCGTTCAACAAGCCGCGCCCCAAGCTCGAGGCGTACACGCTGCCGGCCGACTTCCCGTCAGTCACGTTGACGGACCTCGTCGGTCCGTGGGCTCCGCCACCGCTGTCGCCGACGGTCGTTCAGGGCGACGCGTGGTCGATCACCAGCGGCGTCACCGGCACGCTCCAGAGCCGCCCCGACCTGGGGTACAACGTCAACCGGGAGGCCGAGTGACCTACACCTTCTCACCCTTCGACGTCGAGGATATGCGCCTCCAGCTCGGCCACGAGCTGGCGATGCGGAACTTCGTCACCGACAAGTCGGGCGTCAAGACGATCGAGATCGTCGGCGCCTCGTTCACCGCGAACGAGCGCTCGATCTTCGGGGAGGTCAACACGGAGTGGAGCCAGCGCGAGGTGCGCTGGTACCTCTCGGAGAGCCTCAACGTCAACGACATCCCGATGCCGATCCCCGAGATCTGGAAGCAGGTCGCGGACAAGGACGGCTTCATCAACTCGAACTACGGGTGGATGCTGCTCTCCAAGGAGAACGGCGGCCAGTTCCGCCGCGTGGTCGAGGAGCTGCAGCGGAACCCGCTGTCCCGCCGGGCGCTGGCGATCTACACCCGCCCGTCCATGTGGGACGACTACAACAAGAACGGCCGCTCGGACTTCTGCTGCACCAACGCGGTGCAGTACCTCGTACGCGACGGCAGGGTCCACGCCGTGGTGCAGATGAGGTCGAACGACGCGGTCTTCGGCTACAAGGGCGACTTCTACTGGCAGCGGTACGCGCTGAGCCTGGTGGCCGCCGCCCTGAGCATCGACATGGGCGAGATCACGTGGCAGGTCGGCTCGCTGCACGTCTACGAGCGGCACTTCTATATGGTCGACCACTTCATGCGCACCGGCGAGCACGCCATCAAGAAGGCGGACTACGCGGCCAAGTACCCAGACAGCGAGTGGAAATGAGCGAGACCTTCACGGACGCGGAGATCGTCTGGACAGACCAGCACCTTCTCTACATCAAGAACAGCCTGCGCCACCAGCGCAGGTTCTACGAGCTGCTAGAGGAGCTGAATACCTACGATGGTGGAGAAGTGGGACGGGTACTTCCTGAAAGTGGCCCGGCTGACGGCCGAGGAGCTGAGCAAGGACCAGTGGACGAAGGTCGGCTCGGTGGCGGTCAGGGACAGGGTGATCCTGTCGACGGGGTACAACGGCTTCCCTCGGGGTATATCGGACTCACCAGAGCGGCTGAGTAATCGCGAGGTCAAGAACCAGCTGACCGTGCACGCGGAGACTAACTGCGTGTACAACGCCGGCAGGATCGGGGCGTCGCTCGAGGGGGCGACCATGTACACGTTTGGTCTGCCCACGTGTCGTGACTGTGCCCTCGCCCTGATGCAGGCCGGGGTCAGGAGGGTCGTGGCGTGCCACGAGGTCCCGGTCCCGGAGAAGTGGCAGGAGAGCACCGAGCTCGCCCTCGCCTTGCTCCAGGAGGCCGGCGTCGAGACGACGAACTACCCCAAGCACTGGCTCGGATAGACGTACATACGTTTAGATAAGTGAACGTATGTACGAACCGCTCATAGAAAAACGTGATGAGGAAGTCGGCGGGGTCAGCGACTGGTACTGGCTGAAGACCGACATAGGAGCGTGGAACGGGCCGTCGAAGGAGTGGGCTCCCCTGAGGGACCTGGTCGCCGACGCCCAAGCGAAGCGGCGGAAGTCGCGGAAGTCGTCGACCTCGATCTGCGTGCAGGCCGGCGGCTGCCTCGGGATGTACCCCAGACTGTGGTCGGACATCTACGGGACAGTCTACACCTTCGAGCCCGACCCGCTCAACTTCCACGTCCTCTGCCTCAACAACCAGAGGGACAGCGTGGTGAAGTACAACGCGGCCCTCGGGGACGGCAGCCGGGTCACGATGACCAAGGGGAGCGACAAGAACGTCGGCGAGCACCACGCGGCGCCAGACCAGAACGGCCGGGCGACCATGAGGATCGACTGGCTCAACCTCCCGGGGTGCGACCTGATCCAGCTCGACGTCGAGAGGTTCGAGGCCCAGGTCCTGGCCGGGGCGATGCAGACGATCCAGGCCTACAACCCGATCGTCACCGTCGAGACGACGGACGGCGTCGCGGAGCTGCTGGGACCTCTGGGGTACACAGTCCTGGGACGCGGCGGGTACGACACGGTGTTCGTCCCCCGATACTGAGAAGGGCCGGCGAAAGCCGGCCCCTTCATTTAGACCCTCATGCCGGCCCGGTAGACCGTCGAGGCCACCGACTTCTCCGAGGTCCGGGCGTGGTCGTACCGCCGCTTGACGACCTCGGCGACCTGGTCGTACTTCATGTCCGGGTTCTCCTCGACGATCTGCATGATGTACTGCATGATCGGCCCGCCCATGGATCGCCGGGCCCTCGCCTTGCGTCGCGCCGGGAGACGGATGGCCTCTACCCTGCGAATTTCGATTTCCATAACTACTAGCTCCGTTGTTGTTGTTTTGGTCGACTCGCGCCGACTGTCCACCAAACAAGGCTAACAGACCTTTGTGGTCCAAATATGTTTGTGCGGAACGGGTTTTGATATAGGATGGATTTACAAAAAGTCAACAACAGTGTAAGATATGTCAACAGTCGAGGAGGTCCCTATGAAGAGGGTCAACGTTGCGATGCCGACAGCCCTCGCCGAGATCGGCGGGATGGAAGGCTTCTTTGCTTTCATGCGCGAGCGCCACAGCGTCTACCTCCGCCGCCAGGCCGGGCAGCCTCGGCCGTGGACCGACGACCCGATCCTCCACAAGTACAAGTTCACCAACGTGTTCCGGGAGCTCGACCGGACGACCATCTGGTTCCGCGAGAACATCCGCGACCGGTACGACGATCCCAGCGACCCGGCCAAGTGCCTCTACGCGATCGCGGTGTTCCGCTGGTTCAACCGCATCGAGACCGGCGACGCCTTGTTTAACAAAACCGACGCCTTCGAGCAGTTCGCCCGGTCCCACGACGTCAAGTACCTCCGCGAGGCACTGATGGACGTCATCGGCCCGAAGGGCCCATTCGTCACAGGCGCGCACATGGTCTACGCGGTGCCGAACATGCCGCTCCATGAGGGCGTGCTGCACTGCATCGACAGGTTCGTCAACGACGACGGGAACGAGTCGGCGTTCGTGGCCTGGGACATGGCCAAGAACCCCGGTGACTTCAGCATCGAGTGGACCTGGGAGTGGATGACCCGCAGCTACTTCGGGCTGGGCTCGTTCCTGGCGTACGAGCTGGCGACGGACATGCGGCACACGCACCTGCTACGCGGCGCGCGGGACATCATGAGCTGGGCCAACCCTGGACCGGGGTCGACGCGCGGTCTCAACCGCGTCTTCAGCCGGCCGTACACGGCGCGCCCGAGCCGGGAGAAGCTGGTCGAGGAGATGCGCTTCCTGCTCCAGCACACGAAGGGCGACTGGGCGAAGGAGTACAACTTCTGGCCCAACAACGAACAGTTTCCAGAACTGGAAATGCGTGATATAGAACACTCACTCTGTGAGTACGACAAATACCTCAGAGTGGCGAATGGGGACGGCTATCCCCGAGGAGTCTATAGGTGATGCAAAAGCTGATCTTCCTCGACATCGACGGGCCGATGATCCCGTCGGGCATGTCCCTCATCCACCCGCACGCGTCGTGGAAGCGGATGCTCTCGCCGATCTGCGTGGCGGTGCTGAAGGAGATGCTGAAGAAGTCGGACGCCTACCTGGTGACGAACTCGACCCACAACGTCGACCTAAACGGCGAGCCGTCGATCAGGGACGTCCTGATCTCGTACGGCATCCCCGACGAGGCGTTCCACCGGAACTGGAAGACCGACTACCCCGACGTTTCCCGGGACGTCGCGGTCAAGAAGTGGCTGGCCGAGAACGGCGAGTACGACTGGATCGCGCTCGACGACGCGCGGTTCATGGAGGACACGCGCGTGGTCTACGTCGACTTCGACACGGGCCTAACGCCGGCGCACTACAACGAGGTGGCCGAGATGTGGGGCCTCCCCGAGATCATCATACTGGGTTAGACAGAGGACATTATGGGAAAGTACAGGGACTACAAGGTGGAGTTCAGCCGCGGCGCTCAGCTGAGGATGGCCGAGCTGGGGCTGGACCCGGCCGACGTGGAGGCGAAGGTGCGCTCCGAGATGGAGCGCGTCGCCGACGAGGCCAACGAGGACAGCGAGGACGGCGACGAGCTCACCCACCCGAACGACTTCATGGCGAACGTCGTGGCGGTCGGGGACGAGCCCGTCGAAACGGCGGAGAGGATCTGGATCGTCATGGGCGACTGCGAGGAGGGGGACGAGGCCTCGGTCTACGTCATGCCCGGCTCGTTCAAGGAGATCGAGCCGGCGCCCCACGGCAACTTCGCCCCGGGCATGCCGTTCCACGGCAAGAAGATCATGGTGCCGACGCCCGATGAAGAAATACAAGAACACTAAGCGGTCGCTCCGCCCGTGGCACTTCAGCCTGCCGGCCCGCCTCAACGAGCGGGCCCGCAACGATCTGCCGGAGGAGTACACGCGGCGGTACTGCGCCTTCGCCATGAAGGCGTTCTGGAAGCTCAGCTTTGACAGGAGGCCTATCCGTGGGCGGACTACAGAAGATCGCAAAGCTCTACGGCGGTATTAAGGTCAACGGCGTCGACTACGTGTGGGACTACGCCACCGACGAGGCCGTGAGGAAGGAAGAGATGCCACCGGGCTCAGAGAGATGGAAGGCGTCCGAGAAGGCGAAGTGGGCGCAGCTGAAGGAGAAGCTTGATCATGATAAAGACGAACAAGCCTAAGGACGTCGTGGACCACCGGCACTTCTGGCCGGTGGACCTGACGGAGATGGAAAGTGACGAGGACCCACCCGGCCGCGTGGACGCGTGCTCGCTTAGGAGCGGGTTCTCCGTCGTATGGGATGTAGACGAGGACAAGATCCTCGGGACGTACTACAACTTCACCGAGGCGTGCGAGCACGCCGAGAGGGCGGCGAAGGAGAAGAAGGGCGGGTAGCGATGGACCTCAAGCTCGAGACCGAGGAAGTAAAGGGCCAGGTGGCCAGGAATGGAGTGAAGATGGACGTACAAAAGGCACTGATAGTCGTCGACGTGCAGAACGACTTCTGCGTCGGCGGGGCGCTCGCCGTGCCGGGCGCGGACGAGGACTTCATCCAGAAGATCAACGAGGCCATCCTCTACGGCGGCTACCAGACCATCGTGCTGACGCAGGACTGGCACCCGTTCGAGCACAGCTCGTTCCAGGAGTGGGGCGGGCCGTGGCCGATGCACTGCGTCCAGGGGTCGGAGGGCGCGGAGTTCCACCCGGCGCTCATCACGGTCAGCGCCGACCTGATCATCAGGAAGGGGCGCAACCCCGCGGTCGACAGCTACTCCGCGATCCAGGAGGCGGACCGCAAGACGACCACCGGCCTCGAGGGCTACCTCCACGAGCGCAACGTGCGGGAGGTCGACGTCGTCGGGCTGGCCCGCGACTTCTGCGTCCATTGGACGGCGGTCGACGCCAAGTCCGCGCACTTCGAGGTCACGGTCATCGAGCGGCTGACCCGGGCGATCGGCGTCGGCGAGCCGGGCGACAGCCTGTACAACGCGCGGATCATCGAGAAGGCCCTCGGGGTCAACTCCTACGGGGTATAGATGAACGTGGAACTCTACTTCCTCTTCTTCATCCTGACCAGCGGCATGCACAACAATGCCGTCGTGCAGGTGAGGGCCTCCTCCGCCAGCAACGAGCTGTACACGTGGGACGAGTGCCAGGCGGCTGGTGATAAGGCCAGGCAGCAGAAGCCGAGCATGGAGTTCTTCTGCGTGCCGACGGGCCAGACGCTCAGGTACAAGAAGTGACATACTACTGCGACACGAAGCGGCACCTCGTGTGCCGCCCCTACAGCGTCGAGGGCCTCCACCGCATGGCAGAGGCCCTCGGCATCAAGCGCTGCTGGTTCCACCGCGACCACTACGACATACCCAAGAAGAGGTATGACGAGGTCAGAGCGAGGTGTACTCTGGTCCCCAGCCGCGATATAGTCCGTATTATCAGAGGAGAGTTGTGATGGGACGGCGTGAGTACGATTTGGACGAGCTGCGGGAGCTCATGCTCCAGTGGCGCGCCATCGAGCCCGGAGACGAGTGCGAGGAGTGTGGCGGCTCGGGCATCAGGTGCTACGGCTCCACCGCGACGTGGCACGGTGGCATCGGCGGGAGCGCCATGACGAACGACGTGTGCGACCACTGCTGGGGGTCCGGCGACCGCCACAGGCCGTGGCCCAACCGCAGGAGAGGAGAAACGTGATGTACACAGCAGACGACGCGAGGGAGAACGACCAGGACGAACTCGACCGGCGGATCAGGGCCGCAGTCAAGGACGCCGGCGGCGGCAACAGCACTACTATGAGGGTCTACTGCGAGGACTGGTTCCTCGGCACCATCGAGTACGAGCTGGAGAGGCGCGGCTTCAAGAACATCGACGTCCCCGACATCATCCTCAAGGGGGACGTGTATTTTGAGTGGTAAAGATGGAACCAAGTAAGACAGGCCGTTACCGCTTCCGACCCCACGGGGAGAAGGTCGTCCTCCAGATCGAGGAGGAGGGCATCTTCGGGGTACGGCAGAGGTATCGTTCCACCCGCTGGCGCGACGCGACGCCGCAGGACCTCATCGACCTCGTGCAGGTCGCGTTCACGGCGGAGCGCGTATGCGTGTCCTCGTCGTAGGCATCAACCCGATGGAAAGCCGGTGGGGGAAGAACCACACCCTCAACCGGCTCGCCCGCTGGATGCCCATAAGTCACTACTCCTTCGTCAACTGCATCCCCGACGTGGTCGGCCCGGTCTACAAGCCGCAGCAGGCCGACCCCGCCTGGGTTGACAAGGCGCTGGAGCCGGGCTATGATCGCGTCGTCTGCCTGGGACCGCTCCCGTCGAGGGTGCTGACCAGGATGGGCGTGCGGCACTTCGTGCTCCCGCACCCGAGCGGCCGCAACCGGCTGCTCAACGACCCCGAGTTCGAGCGCCGCATGGTGCAGCTACTCGGCGTCTACATTCTGAAGGGCTCCTTGCCCGTTCGTGATGAAATGGATAAATCCGTCATCGGAACGGTTCAAGGAGGCCTAGATTACCGACTTCACCCACGCCAGCATCGTCCCGCTGATCGGCGGCGAGAGCATCGGCTCAGCCAACGCCTTCGGGAAGCTGCCTGACTACCTCCTGTCGTTCGAGCCGTTCTGGTCGAACGACAGGCACCTGGTCAACTACTGGCCGGACGTCCCCTACATCGTCCTCGACAAGGGCGGCAAGGTCCCCCACAAGGTAGACGTCGTGTCGACCGTGTGCCCGTGCGCGGGCCTGTCGATGCTCAGCCACGGCTACGGCGACGACAACCCCAACAACCGCTGGATGGAGCGCGTCACCAAGTTCGTGCTCGAGGAGATGCGGCCGAAGGTCTACTGGGGCGAGAACGCGCCGGGCTTCGCTGGTAAGGTCGGTACGCCCGTACGCGAGCGCCTCCGCCAGACCGGCCAGGAGAACGGCTACACCATGACGGTGTACCGGACCAAGTCGGCGCTGCACGGCCTCGGCCAGGTGCGCGAGCGCTCGTTCTACTTCTTCTGGGACCAGAAGCACTTCGACGGCACACCGCTGCTCGACTACTACGACGTGCCCCGCCAGCGCATCGAGGAAACCATCCTCGGCGCGACCGGTAACACTCAGCGCGAGCCGCTCAACCCCAAGACCCCCAGCGCCAGCGACCCGATCTATCGCCGCGTCCTCGAGAAGGCGGGGATGACCCACCGCGAGTTCGCCAGGGCGATGGTCGATGCGTCCAAGGACGAGAACTACCCCTCGCTCGGCCGCGACGTCCAGCACCACCTGCAGTTCGCCATGGGCGAGACGCCGGCGGAGACCGCCGCGTGGCTGGCCGCTAACGGATACGAGCGCGAGGCCAAGGCGTTCCAGCGCCGGGCCACTAAGCTCGACGAGGGCCTGAACGTGATGTACCGCCGCACGATCGTGCCGGCCGGCATCATCGGCGCCTTCGTCAACCCCTCGCAGCTGTCGATCACCCACCCGGTCGAGGACCGCTACATCGACGCCCGCGAGGCCATGACGATCATGGGCCTGCCGCAGGACTTCGAGCTGCTGGACCCCAAGCACTGCCACAACCACGTCTGCCAGAACGTCCCGGTCCGGACGGCCCAGGACATGGCGGTCGAGGTGCTGCGGTCGCTCGAGGGCGAGCGGCAGCTGCTCAGGGGCGCGCCGGTCGTGTTCCAGCAGAACCACAGCAAGACGCACCGCGTCGAGGGCGCACCCACCACGTCACTGGAGGCATTCTTTGGCTAAGAAGAAGGACGAGAACTACGTGGCGGTCGGCGGCATCCTGCTGCCGGCCACGCCGGAGCTCAAGGAGGTCGAGAAGCAAAACAAGGGCTTCCTCGACATGGCGAGCGAGGACCCGCTGAAGCTGGACCTGGCGCTGCGCATCGCGGCGGGCGAGGTTCCCCCGGACGCGGACCTGGTGACCAAGACCGAGAAGCTGCTGGAGACGCTCCCAACACCTGACCCTGACGAGGTCCAGCCGACGATCGGCCGCGAGGAGATCGTGTTCCTCGACGAGATGTTCACCACGGTCCCCGATGTGACGAAGAAGGTTTCGACGGTCAGAGTCACCAAGGATGCGACCGTGTATGGTGAGAAGGTCAAGTCGACCGGTGGGTCCACCAGCTACTACGAGATCCCCGACGGCGCGACGGAGCTGAACGATTTGATCGAGGCCAAGGGGATGTGCTTCGCGCTGGGCAACATCTTCAAGGCGTGCTACCGCCTCGGCGAGAAGGCGGACACCGACCTGCTGTACGACATCAACAAGATAATCTTCTTCGCCGAACGTCTGAAGAAGTACGTCGAAGAGAACGGCCGCCTACCGTAACGCATAACTAGCCGGTCCAACACAAGGAGACCTACTTGGAGATCAAGATCAGCCGCGACGCTCTCGGCAAGAAGAAGCTGATGGTGGCCACGCCTATGTACGGCGGCCAGTGCGCCGGCATGTACACCCGCTCCATGATCGACCTCGGCGTCATCTGCCACAACTGGGGCATCCGCCTCCAGCTGTACTTCCTCTTCAACGAGTCGCTGATCACCCGCGCGCGCAACTACTGCGCCGACGAGTTCATGCGCTCGGACGCCACCCACCTGATGTTCATCGACAGCGACATCGGGTTCAACCCCAACGACGTCATCGCGCTGCTCGCCCAGATGGACGAGGACGCCGACGACGGCAAGGACATCATGTGCGGCCCGTACCCCAAGAAGTGCATCTCCTGGGAGAAGGTCCTGCAGGCGGCCAACAAGGGCTTCGGCGACGACAACCCGAACGACCTCGAGCGGTTCATCGGCGACTTCGTCTTCAACCCGAAGGACGGCCAGAGCATCCTGATCGACGAGCCGGCCCAGATCCTCGAAGGCGGCACCGGCTTCATGATGATCAAGCGCAGCGCCTTCGACAAGGTCGCGGCGAAGTTCCCCGAGCTGAGCTACCGGCCGGACCACGCCCGCACCGCCGACTTCGACGGCAGCCGGGAGATCATGGCCTACTTCATGGACCCGATCTGCCCGAAGACGAAGCGCCTCCTGTCCGAGGACTACTTCTTCTGCCAGAAGGTCTGGGAGGCTGGCGGCCAGGTCTGGCTCTGCCCCTGGATGGAGCTGAAGCACGTGGGCTCGTACGTCTTCGCCGGGTCGCTCCGCGACCTCGCGGCGGTCGGCGCACACGCGACGGTGGACATGGAGCAGATCAAGAAGACCAAGTCGAAAAAAAGGGCTTGATCGGCGCGAGATTAGCTGCATACTAAGAACACACGAACACGGAGACACACTTGAAACTAAGCGAGCGGACCTTCAAGGTCCTGGAGAACTTCAACAAGATCAACCCGTCGATCCTGGTTCGCCCGGGATCGACGCTGGAGACGATGGCGCCGACGAAAAAGGTCATCGCGAAGGCCACGATCGAGGAGGAGTTCGACCGGGAGTTCGCGATCTACGATCTCTCGCGCTTCCTCGGCGCTGTGTCCCTCTTCAAGGAGCCGGAGATCAGCTTCAGCGAGGCGAGCATCGTGATCACCTCCGAGGGGCGCCGGCTGAACTACGTCTACGCCAACCCCGAGACAGTGGTCGCCCCGCCGAAGTCGGGCATCAAGTTCCCCGACGAGTCGGTGGCGCCGCACGTCTCCTTCCGCCTGACCCGCCAGGTGTTCACCGACGTCACCAAGGCCGCGTCCGTCCTCGGCATGCCCGAGATCGCTGTCGTCGGCGACGGGGCCACGGTGTCCCTGGCCGTGGCCGACGTGAAGAACCCGACCGCCCACGGTTTCGCCGTGCCGGTCGGCGAGACGGAGCACCGCTTCCGCCTCATCTTCCGCGGCGACACCTTCAAGTTCATTCCCGATGACTATGACGTCACGGTGAGCCTGCGGAAGATCGCCCGCTTCACCAGCGCGGGGGCGGAGTACATGGTCGTGGCCGAGGACACGAGCAGCGTTGGGTAGGCAGGACATCCTCGACGTCGTCGCCGGCGTCATCGGCTTCACCGGCGGCGTCCTCATCGGCTACTGGGTTTTCTTCCTCTGAAAGGCATGAATGACTGACAATCCCCTGTGGGTGGAGCGCTACCGCCCGCGCAAGGTAGTCGACTGCGTCCTCCCGGCCCGCCTCAAGGCGATGTTCCAGGGAATGGTCGACAAGGGAGAGGTCCCGAACCTGACCCTTGTCGGCCGGGCCGGCGTCGGCAAGACGACGGTCGCCAAGGCGATGCTGGACGAGATCGGCGCGGACTACATGGTCCTCAACGCGTCGCTCTACGGCAACATCGACACCCTCCGCACGACCGTGACCGACTTCGCGTCGGGCATCTCGTTCAGCGGCGGCCGCAAGTACGTCGTCCTCGACGAGGCCGACTACCTGACCGCGGCCACCCAGGGCGGCCTCCGCAACTTCATCGAGGAGTACTCGGGGAACTGCGGCTTCATCCTGACGGCCAACTTCCAGCACAAGCTCATCGAGCCGCTGTGGAGCCGGTGCCCCATCGTGGAGTTCAAGTTCCCGAAGGAGGAGAAGCCGGCGCTCGCCCTGGAGTTCTTCGAGCGGGCCAAGGCCGTGCTGGAGGCCGAGGGAGTGGAGCACGACTCGCAGGCCGTGGCCGAGCTGGTGCGCCGGTTCTTCCCGGACTTCCGCCGCGTCCTCAACGAGATGCAGCGATACGCCTCCACCGGCAAGATCGACGCCGGCATCCTGGCCCGCTTCGGCGACGCCGAGATGAGGAAGCTGGTCGGCTACATGCGCGAGAAGGACTTCACGTCCTGCCGCAAGTGGGTGGCCGAGAACATCGACACGGAGCCGGCGGTCCTGTTCCGCCGCCTCTACGACGACTGCGCGACGCACCTCACGCCGGAGAGCATCCCGCAGCTGGTCCTGCTGATCGCCGAGTACCAGGACAAGGCGACGCGAGTGGCGGACCAGGAGATCAACACGGCGGCCTTCCTCGTGCACGTCATGTCGACCTGCACCTTCACGGAGTAGCTATTGATCAACCGCTTCAGCTTTATGATGGCAGCGAACTTCGCGGCGTTCACGATGCTCGGGTTCATGCTCGGCAAGTACGTGTTCTCGTGATGCTCGGCAAGGTCTGTCTGTCGTGCCAGAAGAGGTTCTTCCGCGGCGGCGGGGTGGTGAGGTTCCGCCACGCCGACCTGGAGGAGGGGGATTACGCCGAGGCCCCGGTCTGCGAGAAGTGCTCGCAGGACCTGGAGCGGATCGCCGCCGTCGGCGAGTCGATGGCCGACTACGTTAATAAGGAGATGAAAGATCAGGGAATCAATACAGAAGATCGTTGACGGGGTGATCGAGGCGTCCCTGGGCGAGTTCAACGACGACACGACGCGTCACTGGATCACCCGCGAGGTCACCCAGAAGCTGGAGCTGATGCGGCTCAGGATGGAGGTCGACGGGTTCCAGGTCGTGTGCGACCACGCGAACAACCCGCCGTCCATCGTCGAGAACTGCGACCTCCAGGTGGACGTCTACTGGAGCGTCGGTAAGGAGTCCTACCACCTCACGAGGCGAGCAAGCTTCATTGTCCAAGCCGTTTGACTTCGTCGAGAGCATCACCTACGGCAAGAACGACCTCCTTGCCGACGGCTCCGACGAGAAGGACTACGTTCCTTTCCTAACGAATAAGGCTCTGTCATACTTCGCTGACACCGTCCTGTACGCCAACGAGATGAACGTTAACCATCACCTGCCCAGGGCGCTCCAGTACGCGTACCTCCTGGGCAGCGTGAGGCCGAAGAGGCGAAGGTCACCCTGGCACAAGGCGGACGCCGAGGAAGCCAAGCTGATCGAGCTTATTTCCCATAAGTTCAGTTTGTCCCACGCGAAGGCTCGGCAAGCACTGCCGTTGTTATCCCAGGAGCAGATTGATGACATCAAAGCCAGCACCGAAAAGGGCGGCTACTAAAATGGAGACTACACTGAAGACAGCCTACGCAGCGGACTACGGTTACAAGGATGCCTACGTCGAGGACGTGTTCAACGGTCACGGCGTCGAGGTGACGCTCCCCGACGCGGACGCGTTCCTCAAGATCAAGGAGACCCTGACGCGGGTCGGCATCCAGTCCAGGCCGGGTCAGCTCGACCAGCCCTGCTACATCCTGCACAAGCGGGGTCACTACGCGATCGTGCACCACCTCGAGCTGCGCCAGCTGGACGGCGAGCTGGTTGACCTCCACGAGCTCGAGGACGCCATGGCGGTCCGCAACACCATCACCTCCCTCCTCGAGCAGTGGGGCCTGGTGGACGTCGCCGACGAGAGCGCGGTGCAGTCGCCCCGCGTGCCGGTCGGCCGGCTCAAGATCGTGCCGCACCGCGCCAAGGGCGAGTGGGTGCTGAACCCGCTGTACATCATCGGGAAGAAGCGCTGATGGAGTACCCGCGCCACGAGGAAGTCAAAGCCCAGTGGGAACGGGTTGCGGACTGTCTGGACCGCATCAAGGTACAGGGCGGATGGCTCTACAAGTCCACGACGTTCAACGGCGGGGTCGCGCTGCAGTTCGTGCCGAACCCCGATGACTGGGTGGCCGCCGGCCAGCAGGTCCTCAACGAGGACTTCGGCGGGGAGCCGTACGTCTAAGAAAGAAGGGGCGCCGATGGCGCCCCAGTTCTTCTAGGTCTCCCGGATGAGGAGGATCTCGTTCTTGATGTCCTCCTCCTCCAATCCGCCGTCCGTGTAGTAGTCCCTGATGAAGGACTCCAGCGCCTCCCGATCGTCGAAGGCGACAGTCACCTTCGACTTCCCGTCGTCGCTCGGTCCCTCGTGTCTGGAGTTGATCACGCACCCGCCGAATTGTTCCACTTCGCGCTGGATGCGCTCCGAGAAGACTTCGGGGTTGGCGCCGTCGATCTCAAAGTCGTAAAGATATTCGTGGAATGTCCTATTCATTTCGTCTGACCCCATGGCACTACGCCGACTAATAGTCAATCATATCATAACCTTGCAATATTGTCAATGTAGGGTGAACATCAAAACGGAGGTGAAGGATTAACCGGTTCTGGACGAATGTTGCCCTGAGCAGGAACGATATTCTCCTGCGGGGCGTTGAGAACGGGCGCCGCGTCAAGCGCGCCATACCGTACCGGCCGCGGCTGTACGTGCCGGCGCGGGAGCCGACCTCGAACATGCGGGCCCTCGACGGCACCCGGGTCGAGGACATCACCTTCGACAGCATCACCGACGCGCGGGACTTCGTCAAGAGGTACTCCGGCGTCGCCGGCATGAAGATCTACGGCGTGGACAAGTGGGTCTACACGTTCATCGCCGACGAGTACCCCGGCAAGGTCGAGCCCGACCTCGGCCTCGTCAGGATCGGCATCATCGACATCGAGACCGAGATCGGCCAGGGCTTCCCCAACCCGGAGGAGGCCGCGCAGAGGATCACCGCCATCACCTTCAAGGTCGGCGACCGCATCGTCGTGCACGCGCTCCCGCCCCGCGACGCGGACGGCAACTGGGCCGGCTTCGTGCCGACGGACCCGCGCGTCGAGTACCGCGAGTGCCACTCCGAGGAGGAGCTGCTCCTGTCGTTCCTGACGAAGTGGGGCGACGACGACCTGTGCCCCGACGTCATGACCGGCTGGAACATCGAGGGGTTCGACGTCCCCTACCTGGTCAACCGCATCGCCAAGGTGCTCGGCGTGCCGGAGGCCCGGCGGCTCTCTCCCTGGCGCAAGCTGGAGAAGAAGCGCGCCTTCATCCGCGGCGAGGAGAAGGAGTACATGGCGCCGACCGGCATCGCCATCCTCGACTACCCGCCGCTGTACAAGAAGCTGGCGGTGGCGACCCGCGCGGTGGACACGCCCGACAACTACAAGCTGGACACGATCGCCGCCCACGAGAAGGTCGGGCGCAAGATCGACTACCACGAGTACGACGGCCTCATGGGCCTGTACCGCGACAACTTCCAGCTCTTCATGGAGTACAACATCAGGGACGTGCTCCTGGTCGAGCAGATCGAGGACAAGCGCGGCCTGATCGAGCTCGTCATGATGAAGAGCTACTCGAACAAGGTGAACTTCGAGGACGCGATGGGGTCGGTGCGGCCGTGGGAGCAGATCATCCACTGCAGCCTCCTCGAGCAGGGCATCGTCATGCCGCCGCGCAAGGAGAGCGTGAAGCACGAGCTGGTCGGCGCCTTCGTGAAGGACCCGGCCCCGTCGATGTACCGCTGGGTGGTGTCCGAGGACCTGGACTCGCTGTACTCCCACCTGATGATGCAGTGGAACATCAGCCCGGAGACCAAGCGCGGATACATCGAGGAGCTCCGCTTCAAGCCGGACCCCGACAGGGACCTGAGGGAGCAAGCGCTCGAACACATCGCCTTCTTCACGTCCGGCGTCGTTGACAAGTACCGCGACTTCCTGAAGGAGAACGACCTGGTGGTCGCTGCCAACGGCGTGCTGTACACGCGCGAGAAGGGCTTCCTGCCGAAGATCCTCTTCGACATGTACAACGGCCGAAAGGTCGCCAAGGCCAACGCGATCGACGCCCAGGACCGGTACGAGAAGACCGAGGACCCCAAGGTCCTCGCTGAGGCCGGCCGGTGGAAGAACGAGGACAAGGTCAAGAAGACCGACTTGAACGCCTGCTACGGCGTGACCACGAACCAGTACTACATCTTCTACGACCACGACAACGCCGAGGCCATCACGATGGGCGGCCAGCTGGCCATCAAGTGGATCGAGGGCAAGCTGAACGAGTTCATCAACGACGCGCTCGGCACGTCGGGGAAGGACTTCGTCATCGCGATCGACACCGACTCCGTGTACCTGAAGCTTGACGAGCTGGTGGACACCTGCTGCGCCGGGAAGTCGCCCCAGCAGATCACGGAGTTCCTCGACCGGGCGTGCAAGCAGAAGATCAACCCGTTCATCTCCGAGGCGTACCAGGAGCTGGCGGACTACGTGAACGCCGCCGAGCAGAAGATGTCCATGAAGAGGGAGAGCATCGCCGACCGCGCCATCTGGACCGGCAAGAAGCACTACATCCTCAACATCATGGACAAGGAGGGCGTGCGGTACAAGGAGCCGAAGATCGAGCTCAAGGGCATCGCCGCCGTCAAGTCGGACACGCCGCCGGCGGCCCGCGAGGCGCTGAAGGAGGCCATCAGGCTGATCATGACCGGGACCGAGGAGGACGTGCTCGACTTGATCGAGCGGGTCCGCCAGGACTTCATGACGCTGCCGTTCGACGAGATCGCGTTCTCGAAGGGCATCAGCCACATGGAGAAGTACTCGCACCCGCTCACGATCTGGGGGAAAGGCGCGCCGTACCAGGTCAAGGCCGCGCTGGTCTACAACGACATGCTCAAGAGGCACGGGCTGACCGACTACCCGCCGATCTTCGACGGGGACAAGGTCAGGTTCGCGTACCTCAGGCAGCCCAACATCTGCCGGTCGGACATTATCGCGACGCCCGGCCCGCTGCCGAAGTCGTTCAAGATCGAGGAGGCGCTCGACCGCCACAAGCAGTTCGAGAACGGGTTCCTGGTCCCGCTGCGGTCGATCCTCGACGCGATCGGCTGGCGCGCGGAGCGCACGAGCTCCCTGGAAGAGTTCTTCGGTTAAGTAGAAGCGAGCGCCGGGGTCGCGTAGGCCATGTACAAGCGCTCGCACAAGCGATAGACTGAAGAAGCGTTTAGGAGAACTGATGGAACAAGCCATCCAGTTGCTATGGAACAACCTGCAGTACGCAGACAGGCAAATAGAGAACCTCAAGAAAGACCGGGAGAACGTAGTAGAGCACCTCGCCAGCATCGACGAGAGGATCAAGCACTACGGTGAGAAGTACCGCGACGTCTACGCGGCGCTGTTCATGATCGAGCCCGACAAGTCGAAGTGGCCGACGGAGGTGAAGCACGATGTCTGATTTCTTCCGCGGGATCGTGGAGTCCATGAAGGACTCCGACACCAACATGATGGAGGACGGCAAGAACAGCGCCGAGTTCTCCGGGTGGGTCGACACCGGCTGCCTGATCTTCAACGCCGTGGTCAGCGGCAGCCTCGAGGGCGGGTTCGCTGACAACAAGGTCCTGGCGATCGCGGGCGAGTCCTCGACCGGCAAGACCTTCCTCGCGCTGGGCATCGTGAAGCAGTTCCTCGACCGCAACCCAGAGGCGGGCGTGATCTACTTCGACACCGAGAGCGCCGTCACCAAGGACATGATGGCGAAGCGCGGCATCGACATTAAGCGGGTCATCGTCTCCGAGCCGGCGACGCTCCAGGACTTCCGCACGAAGGCGATCAAGTTCCTCGACAAGTACGCCGAGACCCCGAAGAAGAAGCGCCCGCCGCTCCTGGTGGTGCTCGACTCCCTCGGGATGCTGTCGTCCGCCAAGGAGATAGAGGACACGACGGCCGGCAAGGACACGCGTGACATGACCAAGGCTCAGCTGATCCGCGGGCTGTTCCGCGTCCTCCGGCTGAAGATGGCGAAGCTGCACGTGCCCATGATCATCACCGCCCACACCTACGCTGTCGTCGGCGCCTACGTCCCGATGCAGGAGGTGTCCGGCGGCGGCGGCCTGAAGTACGCAGCGGACAACATCATCACGCTGTCCAAGAAGAAGGACAAGGACGACAAGACCAAGGAAGTCACCGGCGTCCTTCTCAAGGCGCGGATGTACAAGTCGCGCCTATCGCGCGAGAACCAGGACGTCGAGATGCTCCTCTCGTACTCCAAGGGTCTCGACCGCTACTACGGCCTCTGGCAGCTCGCGCTGGAGGAGGGCCTGTTCAAGAAGACCAAGGTCGGAAGCTCGGGCGCGATCGCGTTCCCTGACGGCGAGGTCGTCCTTGAGTGGAAGGTCGAGGCTAACCCGGAGAAGTACATCCCCGAGTGGCTGCCCCAGATCGAGAAGCTGGTCAACGCCAAGTTCCGCTACGGCGAGGGCGAGGACATGCCGGCCGACGAGATCGCCGAGCTTGAGGGCGAGGAAGGCATGCTCCAGTCGATCTTCGGGGAGCAGACTGAGGATTGATCGAGCAGACAATCCTCCGGGAGCTCATGCGCTCCGAGGGGTTCGCCAGGAAGGCGGGCCCCCACCTCAAGAGCGACTACTTCCCGGCCCAGACGCCGGAGCGTGTCGCCTTCGAGATCATCAACGAGTTCGCCGAGAAGTACAACGCCCTGCCGTCAGACGAGGCGGTGGGCGTGATGCTCTCGGGCCGGACCGACCTGTCGGACGACCTGTTCAGGGACACGGGCCGTCTGCTCAAGACAATCTGCGAGGACGAGTCGCCGCAGCCCAACCAGCAGTGGCTCCTCGACCAGACGGAGGCGTGGTGCAAGGACCGCGCGCTGGCCAACGCTTTCAAGACCGGCCTGGCGATCCTCAACGAGAAGGGGGAGAAGAACCTAAGCAAGGGCTCGCTGCCCAAGATCTTCGAGGACGCGCTGGCGATCACGTTCGACGCCAGCATCGGCCACGACTACACTGAGGACGCCGAGGACCGCTTCCGCATGATCACGCAGAAGCACCGGCGGACCCCGTTCGACCTCTCGCTCATGAACAAGATGACGAAGGGCGGGCTGGTTCCCAAGACGCTGAACGTGGTCATGGCGGTGTCCGGCGCGGGCAAGTC